ACTATTCTTTTGATGGTGTAGTACACGAGTGTCCTTACAACGACGTAAGTGAAATGTTTGATATTAATGACATCTATAAAGCAGTAGACAAATCATGATAGTAGTTTTATTTGGTCAACCACATTGTGGCAAATCAACTTTAGCAAATAAGTTTGAAGTTCATAATATAGATGGTGATAAGCTGAGAGAGCTATTTGTAAACAAGGATTACAGTAGAGAAGGTAGAATTAAGAATCTCAATAGAGCAAGCGATATTGCTTTCTATATGGATAGTATAGGTCAAGACGTTGTCTTATCTTTAGTATACCCATACAAAGAAGCAAGAGACTATCTCAACAGTCTTACAAAGAAAGTCGCATGGATTTATTTAACCTACGAAGGTGAGAGAGGTAGAGAAAATTTTCACGTAAAAGATTTTGAAATACCAGAAGAAGAAAGTATATTACACTTAGACACATCAAAACTGACTATTCAAGAATGTGTCGGTAAAATAAATAATTACGTTTATGGAATCCTATCTAGCCAGAGCAACAGCACAGACATCTAGAAGTATCAAGACCTATTCTATGTTTATAGGTAGGTGGCAACCGTGGCATGCTGGTCACCGTTGGTTAATTGATCAAAGACTTAATCAAGGAAAGAATGTTCTCATCTGTATTAGAGATGTAGAACCTGACGAAAAGAATCCTTGGACAGCAGTACAGATTTTAGATAATGTAGCTAGAGAGTTAAAAGATCTAATCTTAGAAGGAAGAGTGGTGGTAATGATCATTCCCGATATCGAATCAGTAAACATTGGAAGAGGTGTTGGATACGATGTAATAGAACACATACCTCCTGATGAGATTCATGACATATCAGCTACTAAAATTCGTGAACAAATGAAAGCAGAAGGTAAACTATGAAGGTTCTTGTAAAAAGACATATAGCTAAAACTGTAAGCTACCGCATTGTAAGCACCTTAATTGGTTTTCTTATAATGTGGGGTGTAAGTGGTAGTATAAAAGTGGGTGCTGCTTTTGGTGTAGCTGAATTAGTGTATAAGCCTATACAATATTATATTCACGAAAGAATTTGGTACAAATATATCAAATTTGGGTTAAAGAAAGATTAGTTTTTGTCAAAACATAGATATTTATATATAGTAAAACAAACATTATGGGTGCATTAATTTTCGTAATCGTTGTCGCAGCTATAGTTATTACACTAGTTGTCGGCGTTCAAAAGAACAAAAAAGAAAAGAAAGGAATCTACCAAGCAGCAGATCCAAACTTCCAACCACCAGTTGAAGCTCACATTGAATTTAAGTCAGAAGAGCCTATTGCTACTCCTGAGCAAAAAGAAGAACTTGTAAAAGCTAAGAAAGAGCTTAAAGTTAAAAAGCCAGTAAGCAAGCCAAAACTAGCTGCAGAGCCTGTGAAAAGATCTAGAACTAAAAAATAAAAGATAATATGAGTGATAAACTTACACAAGAAGAATTACAAGAGTTACAACAGTTTCGTTTCAGCTCTAATCAACTAGCAGCAAGTCTAGGAGATTTACACTATCAAAGAACTATTCTCGATCTTGAACTAGAGAGAGTTAAAGAAGGAATCAAAGAAAACCTTCAAAAACAGCAAGCACACCTAAGAGAGCTTGGTCAGAAGTACGGAGATGTTTCTATTAATTTTGAAGATGGAACCTTGAAAAAGTTCGAAGAACAACCCGTAGATTCTGAATAAAATACCCCAAATAATAAATTTGGTTTTGCCACTAATTATAGCTATTTATTAGTAGAAATAAACATTTAAGATGGCAGAAGCTTTAATCTCACCCGGTGTTTTCCTCAGAGAAAACGACATATCTCAAATAACAGCAGGACCAATAACAGTAGGATCAGCCTTAATAGGACCTACTGTAGTAGGTAGAGCCGACATACCGACGGTAGTAACTTCTTACTCACAGTATAAAGCTAGATTCGGTACTACCTTCATTTCTGGAGGTACTACTTATGAATACCTAACCTCATTAGCTGCTTATAACTACTTTCAACAAGGTGGTACTTCTTTATTGGTAACGAGAGTAACAAGTGGTTCGTATTTCCCTGCAACTTCTTCTTTTATCTCAAGCAGCATACCTGGTGCAACACAACCAGTATTTGTTCTTGAAACTTTGTCTGTAGGTGAAATTATGAATAATAATTTCTCATCATCAGCTGGACAAGTTACTAGTGGTGTATTACCATCCGGTTCAACTAATAATGTTAGATGGCAGATTACCCAAGCTGATACAGCTTCGGGTTATTTTACTTTGTTAATTAGACAAGGTAGTGATTACACTTTAAATCAAAGTGTACTTGAAACTTGGTCTAATCTTTCATTAGATCCAAACCAAAATAACTACATTGAATATGTAATCGGTAACCAAACTCAACAAGTTCTTACTGATGAATCAGGTCAGAAGTATCTACAGATTACTGGTAGTTATCCTAACGCTTCTAATTACGTTAGAGTTAGCCAAGTAAACTTTCCAACTCCAAACTATCTTGGACCAACTGGTCAAGCGCAAACACAGTATACAGCTTCAATTCCAGTAAACGGAAGTGGATCATATAACGGTTCATTTGGCGGTGCAACTGGTCCTTTGTTTGGTGGTTTAGGTGCAGCACCTGTTAAATTATTTGAAGCGATTCCAGCAGTATCTTCTAGCACACCTGCTAATAACATACAGGGTGTAGTTGGTGCAGATTATGATACAGCAATTAATTTGCTTGCAAATAGTGATGCGTATGTGTATAATGCCATTTATTTGCCTGGTTTAACAACCCAAAACGCACCTCAACAAATCTCAGCAGTATTGCTTAGCACACAAAATCGTGGTGATGCTATTGCTGTAGTTGATATGGTGTCTTATAATCAATCAATTGTAGCAGCTACAACAGCAGCACAATCATATGACAACTCTTATGGTGCTACTTACTGGCCATGGGTTCAACTTAGATCAACAGAAACTGGTAGATTAAATTTCGTACCTGCATCAACAATTGTACCTGCAGTTTATGAGTACAATGATAAAGTAGCAGCAGAGTGGTTTGCACCAGCAGGTCTTAATCGTGGTGGATTGCCAACAGTAATTCAACCAGAAAGAAGACTTACAGTAGCACAAAGAAATACTTTGTATACAGCTAAGGTAAACCCAATCGCAATCTTCCCTGGTCAAGGTACAGTGATCTACGGTCAAAAGACTTTACAAGCTAGAGCTTCTGCTCTTGATCGTGTAAACGTAAGACGTTTGTTGATTGCATTGAAAGGATACATTGGTCAGATTGCACAGACTCTTGTATTCGAGCAAAACACTGCAGTTACTCGTAACAGATTCTTGTCACAAGTTAACCCATACCTTGAGTATGTACAGCAGAGACAAGGTTTGTATGCGTTCAGAGTTGTAATGGACGACACTAACAACACTCCAGATGTAATTGATAGAAACTTACTTGTAGGTGCTATCTACTTACAACCAACTAGAACAGCAGAGTTTATTCAACTTGATTTCAATATCTTGCCAACTGGTGTAACCTTTGGTCAATAAAATAAAAAGTAATATTAGATGAAAAATAACACTAAAATTAGGTTAAAACTTTCTAAACAGCTTTTTGAATCACTTGCAAAGCAAGTATTGGCTGAAGGCAAGAAGGGTGATATGTCAGGTGGTGCTTATACCGAAGCAGTAAAAACTCCTAAATCGGAAAAGTCAACTGAACCAAAAGAACCTAAAAGCAACAATGAAGCAAGCGTAGGTAGCACACCAAAACCTAAACAAAGTGCACCTTCTAAACCAGGCACATCCGATATTCCCGGTGCAAATACATCAGGCATTAAAAGTGTAGTTGATCTCCGTAATATGATGTTAAATATTTACAGAGAGCTTCCAAAAATGCAGAATGTACAAGGTACTGAAGCAATGGAACTAGGTGAACTTATAAAAAGCGTTATTGACAAAATCGATGACGGTAACATTGGTCCAGCACTAGATAAAGCTGACAGAGCCTTTGATATTGCAACTAAAAACATAGTTAATAAGAAGGTCTCTGAAATGCAAACAAACATTGACGAAGACGACACTATGGATTTCCAAAAAGGTGCATTTAATGTATCTGAGATGGGTAAAATGAAGGGTAAAAAAGATATGAAAGAAGCTTTAGGTCGCCAAGTAGCTGCTGAAGATCTTATGGGTGCAATTTCTAGTGGTGATCCTCTTCTTGTAGGTGCTGCATTAGTTGGTTTAGTAGTAGCTGGTGTGTTTTCAGCTGATAAAATATCAAAAACAGTAAAAGGTTATTGGCAAGGTCTGACTCAGAATGATCCTGCAAAGGCTGAAGAGTTAAAACAAAAAGCCGAAGAAGTAGGTATAGATGTTGAGAGATAATAATTGAGTTTTCGAATATTTATAAAAGAAGAAAAACTACATAGAAATGCCAGTACTCGATCCAAATGAAATAATGTTCACGGCCTTTGAACCTACAGTTCAGAACCGTTTCATTATGTATATCGATGGTATTCCTTCTTTCATGATCAAAAGTGCAACAGCACCTAACGTGAACTTGAACGAAGTGAAACTAGACCATATTAATGTTTACCGTAAAATAAAAGGAAAGGCTGAGTGGCAAGACATGACACTCAACTTATACAATCCCATCTCTCCTTCTGGCCAGCAGGCTGTAATGGAGTGGATCCGTTTGTCACATGAATCAGTAACTGGTCGTGATGGATATTCAGACTTCTACAAGAAGGACTTGAATTTGTCTATCTTGGGTCCGGTTGGTGACGTAGTGTCAGAGTGGATCATCAAAGGTGCGTTTGTAAAGACCTCAAACTTCGGTACTTACGACTGGTCAAACCAAGATGCTATCACAATTGAGCTTGGAATTGGCATGGATTATTGTATCCTAAACTACTAAGAATTAAAGAATTATACAAAATTACCCTTCTTCGGAAGGGTTTTTTTTGGTTAAAAGTTGGATAATATGTTAAAAGTTGGTAAGTTTAGGCAAAATTACAGTTATGACATTCGAACAATTTATGGATAAGGGTTGGGAATACACAGTTTATTTAATTCTCATATTAGTTGCAATTAAGTTTATTAGATTTCTTTTAACATGGTTTCTGGTTATTATTGAGGACTTTGTACATTTGTTTGTACCTCCTCATAAACATTATGATCTTTGGATATTTAAGAAACTTGACTATATTATTAACAAATTTTGGTGGAACGACTAAGAATTCCAGTATTGTATATATTTATTAATATATAACAAAATTGAGATTATGTCTGACAAGAAATTAAGTTTACCAACCGAACTCATAGAACTACCTTCCAAAGGTCTTCTTTATCCCGAGGACAATCCTCTTAGCTCAGGACAGATAGAAATGAAGTACATGACAGCTAAGGAAGAGGATATTCTTACAAATCAAAACTACCTACGTCAAGGTGTTGTATTTGATAAACTATTAAAGTCTCTTATTGTATCTAAGATTGATTACGATGATCTTGTTATCGGAGACAAAAATGCAGTATTATTTGCAGCAAGAATTTTAGGTTACGGCAAAGACTACCAAATTAAGTATCCACACCCTGTAACAGGTGAAGAAGAGCTTGTAGTTATTGATCTTAGTGCAATGGAAAATAAAAAGATTAATTACAGTCTACTAAACAGAGCAAACGAATTTACTTTCACTTTACCTCAATCAAAGAATGAAGTTATCTTTAAGATCCCAACTCACAGGGATGAAAGAGCTATTGAGGAAGAAATAAAAGGTCTTAAAAAAGTGAATTTATCAGGTGATGTAACAACAAGACTTAAATATTCAATACTAGCAATTAACGGTGAAAGAGATAAAAAAGCTGTTAGAGACTTCGTCGATAACTACCTACTTGCAAGTGATGCTAGAGCTCTAAGAGAGTATATTAGACAGGTTACACCTGATATAGATATGACTTTTACATTTGTTGGTTCCGACGGCTACACACAGGAGGGTGTAGACCTGCCTCTTGGAATTAACTTTTTTTATCCTTCCGCCTGAGTATAGATCTAGTTTATTTAAGCAGATTCATGAGATAGTATTTCATGGAAAAGGTGGTTATGACTGGGATACAGTCTATAACATGCCTATTTGGCTTCGTCGTTTTACGTTTAACGAAATCAACGAATTTTATATTAAGGAAAGAGAAGAGTTTGATAAAGCACATGGTAATTCCCAAACTCTTAAATCTTCCGATCAAATTGCTACAGCTGTGAAAAAACAACTAGCTGAGAAGCCAACCTATTCTAGTAAGGTTTCTAAGAAATAGTAGAATTCTCTATTTATATACATGCAGTTCATTAGACCTTTTTATGCACCAAATACTCCTAGCCAAGGTGGAGATCTTCCTGATTTAAAGAATATTCAGGACGTAAATGCTGAGTTGGCTAATATGAGATCTCTAGTTACATCTTTAACTAGTATTTTTAAAAATCAGTTATCTAATGAAATACAAAAATTAAAAGTTAATCAACGAGAAGCAGCAAAGGGATTTGCTAATGATTTCACAAGTGCTTTATCAAGTATTAACTCAAGTTTAAGACAAACAGAAAGACAAGCTAATGCTAGCAATAAAAATCTTAGAACATCAACTAGCATACAGAGGCAGATTGAAGATGTAATGGATGCTCAAAATCAACTTGCAAGATCTAAGATAAATTTAGAAAACAGAGGTATTACATTAACTAAAACACAATTACAGTACTATAAATATGCAAATGATGAAGCTAAGTCGTTAAAAGAGTATTTAAAAAATCAATACGACATCGTTAGAAAGAACGAAAAGCAGATGAGTGCTTTTAAGGATGTTATGATGGGTATGTCGAGAATACCTATTTTAGGATCTCTTGTAGGAGCACCAAAAATTATTCGTGCAATGGAAGAATCTGCTAGTAGAGGTGCTGGTAAGATGAAACAGTTTGCTGTTGGTTTTGATCAACTCCTTAAGAACATAGGATCAGGATTAATATTAGGTGCAATAACTTCGTTCTTTACGTTTATAATCAAAGCTGTATTAGACTTTGATAAGAAAGCATTTGAGATTGCAAAAAATCTCGGTGTTACAGCTGATAAAGCAAAACAGCTTCAAGGCACTTTTCAGGGTATTGCGATGTCTTCTGCTAACATTGCTTTAACAAGTGCTCAAGTTGCTAGAACGTATGAAGATCTATCAAACACAGCAGGATTTTTACTTCCAACTAATAGAGATTTCTTAGAAACAGCAACCAAACTACAAAAGCAATTAGGTTTATCAGGACAACAATTAAATGCAATAGCAACACAATCAGCATTATCTGGTAAGTCATTTAGACAAGCTTTTAGAGATATTGAAGGTACGAGAGTTGTTGAAGGTGCAAGAAATAAATTAGCTCTTTCATCTAAACAGATATTTGAAGCCATAGGTAAAACATCTGCTGAAGTATTAGTAAACTTCAAAGGTAGTACTACTGAGTTATCAGCTGCTGTTGTCAGAGCTGCAAAGTTAGGCACTACTTTAGACGAAATAAACAAACAAGCTAGATCATTAGTGGATTTTGAAAGTAGTATTCAAGCGGAGTTTGAAGCACAAGTTTTAACAGGTAAAAATCTTAACCTAACAAGAGCAAGAGAGCTTGCATTGTTAAATAAGACTCAAGAATTAATGGAAGAGTTGAATAGACAAGGGATGACATTCAAGGAATTCAATGATTTAACTCTTATTGAAAAAGATGCTTATGCAAGAGCATTAGGTAAAACAACAGAAGAACTATCTAAGCAATACATAGAACAAGAAAGAGCAAACAAATTAGGAGCTGAACAAGGTGTTTCATTACAGCAACAATACAATACGTTACTCAAATCTGGTAAATCTAGACAAGAAATTGTAAATTTAATTGGTAGAGAAGCGGAAGCAGAACTCAATAAAGCATCACTAGCAGATCAGTTTAATGCTACAATGGAAAGACTTAAAGACACTTTAGGATCTATATTGATGGGTCCTGTGGGTGGCTTAATAAGAGACTTTACTAGGTTTGTAAATGATGGTGAAAAGATGGTAAAACTCGGTAATGCTTTGAAAGGAGTTTTTGAGAAGATTCGTTCAGTAGTAAAAGAGTTGCCCCAATACTTATCTTCTGCAGTACAAGTCTCAAAACTTTTGGCAACTGCGTCCATAGCAAGAGCAGTAGCAAGTGTTGTAGCATCGTTAAGTACAGTTCCTGTTATAGGAGCTGCAGCAGGTATTTATGCTGGTTATAAGGTGTACAACTGGTTAGATGGGTTAACAAGTGGTATAGCAGGAAGTGCACCATCTATATCAACACCTTCATCACCTGAAACAGGCGTATCACCGATGAACTCAGCAACCGAAGCAGCTAAGAAAAGTAGTGAAGCTGATTCAACTAAAGAAGCTAAATTACCTGATTTTAATTTTAACGTAGTTGCACAAATAGGAACTGAAAATGTAAGTAGACTAGTCAGGGCAGCAATTCAACAAGATCCAGGAACATATATGGTATAATATGAGTATAATAGATCAATTAACTAAGTCAAATCTTAGTAAACAAGGAAAGAAGACAACAACAGGAGTATTTGAAGGCACACCTCAAAATGTAGCAGACGTTAGAAGAGGTGTAAGATATCCTACTGTAACTTCAGTAGTACCAGCAAATATAAATCCTATCGACGCTTCTTTTAATGCAGTTAACCAGAGTACTTATTTAGATTTTTTAAGATCATCACCAATAAGATAAGATGCCTCTAATAAACTTTAAAACAGATTTAACTAGTCTTAGATACGGTTTAGATAGACCTGGTGGTGGGTATAGTGGACAACCCTTTGTTCAGTTTCCAATTGACAATGAGAATGCTCCCACAGCCATTAGAGAATATTATCAACTTAATAGGACAAGTTTAGATTTTCCAATTAGAGGAGGTGCTCTACAATCTTTAGTCAACGGATCCTACAGTGCACTTAGTGCAACTGTTGATAGAGAAAGGATAGCACAGTTTTTAAAGAGTTCACCTAGAGGTACAGCTTTTGTTCAAAAGCAGGTTGGTCTTGGTTTAACTAATCCAAGAACACAAGTACCTAATGTAATTACCTTTGCTGACATCGGTCTTGGTAATGCAGTCTTACCTGTTACACAAACTTATAATGAACTTAATACATTAGCACAAGTACAAGTTCAAGGTACAGGTGCACACTTCAACAGACAAGGTCCATTTCCAACCATATCTGAGAATGTCAGACAAACTTATCAGTACATTGCTGGTGCACCTCAAAACAATACAGAGACAACTAACAGATTAATTATACTTAAGAATCTTAAGTTAGATCTTCAAAGTGGTTTTAATCCAACAAGAAACGAAATTGTAGCAACAGGTGCAGATCCTACCTTAGTGGATAGATTAGGTATTTCACCAATTGATAATCAGTTATTCAATTACCCAGGTGGTCCTGGTTCTGTTTATGGTATTGGGAACACTAGAATATTTAGAGTAACAGATACACAACCAACAGTTAATCCTGTAACAGATCAACCTTATTCAAATATTGCGTTTACGTATGCACAGATAGCTAACC